CGACGAACGCCTCCGACTACTACGACCTCGCCTATCTTACACATGATGTCATGGCACTCAAGGGATGTGAGGCGTCGACCATGTGCGTTCTTAAACATCTTAACAACAAACTTAAACAATTCTGAAAGCGGGCCAGGACCTGACGAACGACCACCAAATGTCTTTAGAGGAGCACCTGCTGGTCGAACCTTTGTCAGATCCCACTTGGGAATCTCACCCGTGTATAGCAATGCGATAAGCATACGCAAAGCCTTGGCCCATCCTTCCTTACTATCACGGACAGATATGATAGTTTCAGAATCAAACATCTTCTCTGGAATCTCTGGTAGTTGATTGATGAACTGACGTTCAACAGAGAATCCAACACCAGTACCACATAGAAGAATAAACATGGCTTCGTCAAAAGCCTTTGGATCATCGATAGGTAGGAATGAACAGTTATAACCACAAGTGTTATCACGGTTCAACGCAAGGCCCGATGTCATCAAGGCTCGCATAGATGGCATGACCTTCATGTCATGGATATGATCAAATAGTCTCTTACGGAGATCAGGTGTTATATCATAACTATGTTTTGTATGCAGGTGCATATACATAAAGTCAAGATAACGATTGATAGTCTCTTCCCAATTCTCACGGCGATTTTGTTCTGGCAGATAGCGTGAGTATCTGCTCTTATAGATAAATTCCTGATATAAACTGTCCATTATTCTTCCTCGTTGTCTGTAACGTATAGTTCCCAAAGGTTTTCATACAAAACCTTTTCAAATTCTTCACCAAGTGGTTGTTGTGCTTTCAATAGTTTTTCATATAATTCTTGTAGTTCGTCATTCATGACCAAAACTTCCACCACCATGACTTAGGTTCTTCTTCCGACTTATTCACAGGAACACCATGAAACCAAGGCTCTGGATACCAATACTCTTTCAATGACGGGAAGTGTTTTAGAATCTCTTCCTGTGCAGCAAGAGCAACCTGACGGTGTTCTTTCTGTGTGCCTGCTTCGGCTCTAACGTCAATGTAATGAATCCAAGAACGAAGCGTCCCTGACATATATAGACGGGTTGTGGTTAGACCTTCTGGTAGAATTGCTCTGGCTTGTTCTTTGGCAATGCCTTTTTCAATAGCCCAATTATAGTTGACACGCATACGACTTGCCAGATTACGCTGAATCTCTGACCAATCTTTCTCCAGCCTTTCATCATCCGTCTCAATACTATTCTGACGGTTCTTAGCGTCCTGTAGTCTTGCTTCTCTCGTTACAAACGACATGTCCTTAGTAGGATCGGCATAACGCTGGCTAAACTCTTGGAATGAGAACGAACGATGGCGAATGATCTGGTGTGAGATATCACGAGTTGTATTGATTTCCATTGTGATAGAAACCATTTCAAAAGGTGACCAATGCTTATGTTCGATTAGATACTTTAGGAGTTTTTCTGATGTTAGTGTGTTATGCTGATTGGATGGATTTGATACTCGTGCGGTGTATGCGATAAACTCATTGGGTGTCATATAGACAGGATTATTAGCCAAATCTTTATACGATTCAATAAGCGGCTGTGTTACTGCAATAATCTTAGCGTTGTTCATTTGTTACTCTTTCCATTATTAAACGATTCTTTTTCAACAATCCATAACTTCTTCTGCTCATAGTTATGATAATATTCTAGGACATGATCTATAGCAGCCAGAAACTCGACATCAACCCATTTCTCTCCACCTTCGTCCGGAAGAGGATCAGCATTGAGACGATACGCCTCCTTTAGAGAAGCAATGACAATAGCATCAGTTTGGTCATGGTCTAGTTCAATATTGTATTTCATTATCTTTCTCACCAGTTCTCTGTCACAAACTGTTTGTCCCAACAATGAGCATATCGATCATTGTGAAACACTAGAACTATCCCGTCATACATGAAGCAGTAGTTCATCACTCACCTTTTGGTTCTGGGAACATTTCTTTCGCTTGTTCGTAAGCCTTATCTACCAGATGATTTTTTTCTATAACATAGTTACTTGCTACATACCAAAGTTGTTTTTCAACAATGATCTTACCGTTCTTTATTAGCTTCTCAGGAATAGCCGAAGAACTGCAACTATGTCTCCAAGCGCTTTCTGCTTGGATAAGAATATCATACCAGTTGTATGATGGTGGAACGTTCTCTGCTCTACCATTCGAAAGAATAATCACATATACATCGTCAGTCATTTCTATCTCCTCCACGTTGACCTCCTCTATATTTGTCTGGCCATCAGAAAATATCCTTTACGTCTTTGAGACCCTCAAGGTATTCATCAAATATCTTTACCATATCTTCCTTAACCAACTCTCGGCACTTCTTTATGATAAGAAGATATTCATTTTGAACCTTATCATGCGAGAGTTCAACATAGTCCGTAGCAATGAAATTGACTAGTTGTTCATACTTACGAAGACGCTCGATTTCATCAGCGGCTTCTTCAGAAGTTTGCTGATCGTATCCATTGAAAAAGCATGGTTCACGCAGTCGCTTCACAATATCTTCACTCATTCCAAGAAACTCCCTATGTCTGGCGTTACCAAATCTAAACAAGGAACATAGAACTTCGCATACGTCTTATCTACATATCCTATAACTTTAGGTTCTATACCTCTTCTCCACCCGATCCACTCGTCTGCGGAAGTATTATAGTATATCGCTTTGTAAAAACAATCATTCATTTCGTTATTGAAATAGTATGTGTAATAGTATCCAGATCGGTTAGGTTTGGCATCAGGATACTTACTCCACGTATAGGTCATCAGTCTTTCGCCTTCATCCTCAAGAAAGTGGTGACAGCCTTTTCTTCACACGGTTCACTTATATATGATAGTATCGCACCATGCCTCATCATCAGACCATTGAATTTGCGATACTCTTCATAGAAATGCTCGTATTCATCTTTATGAACCCATTCCTCTGTGGTCTCTGAAAACATTCGGATACACCTATAATCTGTCAGGTCAAGTTTTTCGTTATTCTTAGCGAATGTTAACTCTGCCATATCCGAATCTTCACACTTTCGCCTTATCATAACATACTCCGATTCTGCTTTATTCTTGGTCATGTGTAGGCTCCTTTCCACTAAAAATATACACAATGCTTCGTCATTAGTCAAGAACCTCTAGAATACGCTGGCGCTTTTCTTCAAACTGTTGACAGGTCATCTGAAACAGTTTTTCAAGAGCATCTAGTTTAGATTGAGTTTCTGCTTGATTACGCAAGGCTTCGTCACGCTCTTTAGCCACATGCTTCAATGTAGCGTAATGGCCATTACGCTCTGAAATGGCGGCATCGAGGTCGGCTTCGGCTTTGTCAGCCCGCAAAGCATCGGGGCGACTACGCCACTCTACGACTTCCTTTGTCAGCATCTCACATCGCTCATTGGCTACGGCAAGGTCGGTACGGAGGCGGGTGATTTCGTCGGCAACTTTCTCAGACACGTAATGCCCCGTCTTGTCTATGTCTACGACGACTAGTCCATGTGGACCAAGGCGTTCCCGTAATTTTTCGACTTCCTCATTAGCGGCATCGAGGTCGGCACGAAGTTTCTTTACAAGTTTCTCTATTTGAACTACTGAGTCTGTAATCGATCCGTCATTAGGTGCTCCCATTAGTTCAGCATTGACTGAAATCAAATCAGTGTAATGCTTCTTAAACTCATTGGCTGCGGCGAGTTCGGCACGAAGCCGCAGATTTTCCTCATATACGCTTTCTCTTACTTGCTTCAATTGCTGCTGATGAATGTCATTCATCACTGTTCCCCCATAATCCAAACATATCCATCACTATTAAGATCAGAAATACACAGCCAAAAACAACATAACATTTGACAAACTGTTCTTCGCTCATTAATTGTCTCACAATTTAACTTTTATTCCCAAAAGTTCTTTTGCATGTTCAATTGCTTCTTCAATTGCTTCTTCAATTGCTTCTGAGTATGCAAGCTTGCGTTCATCAGATTCTTTATTTTTAATAAGAGTTAAGACAAAAAGAATCTTCTTTAGCTTATTTGTTTCTTCATCGGTCATGTTTTTCTCCTCATAATTTATGAAACTCTTTTTTAAAAAGAGTAATGTCAGGACTAATCTCTATCATAAAATCTTCTTCAAAATACCATGGGCAATAATTTTCTTTTTGTTCGTTTGAAGAACAGTCAAAATATTCCTGAAATCTTTCTTTCCATACGTTTCTGTCGTTCAGATCTCGACCATAACTGATAGTGAACATACTTTGATTGTTATATGTTTTATTAGGTGTTATGACATTGAATCTTGTAGGTATACTCATATTCTACTCCATTGGTTCAGTTTCATTGTAGCCATAATTCCTTCATGCGTATTTCTATCTATGATATGCTGAATCTCACTCGGATGCATATTGACCAGAACCATTTCGTTGATGTCCTTCTCTTTGATATAGGAAGGCCACACACAAATCTTTCTACCCATTTCGATAGTCTTCCGCATGTTGGAAACTATCTGCTTATTACGAGGTTCGTTATCATATACGAAAACATACTCTAGGTCAAGTCCTAAGATGTGAGGAGCAGAAAAGAGTGCTGCATCCATAGTAGCCACACTATTAGTAAGGAAAAGAGAATCGATGGGTCCCTCAACCACATACACAGTTTGCAATGCATCCAGTCTATCCCATCCAAAAATCTTAGGGTTAGTTTCAGTGCTTTTGATTGTGATGTATTTGATCTTCGAATGTCTGTCAAGTGATCGTCCTTGTATTCCTAAGAGATTACCTTCCTTATCATAGAAGGGTATTACAATGCGTGGTTCCTTATATAGTGTTTTTGCATTTTCAGGAAACAAATCCTTAACAAACTTGGCAAAGTCTTCGACATAGAAAAGGCTATCAATAGGAACTTTTCTATCTTCAAGATATTTCCTTGCAGGATGATAAGGATTCAATCCTATAATGCGTTCTGCATCAGTATATAGAATACTCTTTGGCTTAGAGAATGTCGGATTTGTCACAAACTCCGTAACATCAACCTTTGTCTGTGTGTTAGATTGAACAAACGACTCCAACTGATAATCATTATACAAACCAGGATCAACATACTTGATAAACTTACCCAGACCCATGGTTGTGCCGCAATTGTGGCACATAAAGCCAAAGTGTTCCTTTCGCTTGTAAATGTATCCTCTTGCTTTGATCTTGTTCTTATGGGAATCTCCGCATACGGGACAACGGAAGTTCCATAAAAACTCTCCCCGCTGCTTGAACAATGATAGTTTAGGAGCGAGGAGAGAAATGTATTTCTTATCAATATATACCGCCATAAGTCACCTGATCATAATGAATATGCATATTATCATTCACTTAAACAAATGTCAAGTGTTATCTTTTAAGTAGCGGCTTCATCTGCTGAATGACTTCCTTTAGACTATCAATTTCCCTACGAAGGTCTTGTCTTTCATTATCTACAATTGGAAAACGAGCGTCTAGTTTTAGTTTGATAGTATCCATCGTTTCCTCTATGCGGTCAACCTTCTGTTCAAGATATTGAACTTTCTGCTGTAGTTCCATATCCTTAACTTTGAACTCACCAATTGTCATAAAGTAAGCCGCCACTAATCCTCCAACAGCAATGATGGTGGTGATAATTGGTGGCATTCTTGATACTACCTCGCCAACTCCATTCTCGAAGTCGTGGGAGTCTTTGTCTGACATGGATAGTTCCATTCCTTTCGTCCTTGTGTTAATTTTTATATCTGATATATCTCATTTCGCCTGTTGCTTCATTTCTTACAACAATAGGACCTTTATTCTTATTAGCCCATTCACGAATTTCAGCATAGCAATCATCTTCTTCAAGATATGTTCGCCAATGTTTGCCTTTGCGCTTGCTCAATGTTAGGCTATGAAATAGTTTTGAATTAACTTCAAAGACCATAGCACCAGCGAATGAGTCTTCCATAAGCGGCTTCTTTCTTCGAAGAATACCGCCAGTCTGGGTGGCGTTTATCTTCTTCCATCTTTTAGCAGCACCGGGATTTACGATTGTATCGCCGAAGTTCGCTGGCTTTCCTGGTGATGTAACACCAGCGCCGGGAATCTGACCTGAGCCTATGTTTACTGTTGGCGCATCTTCGTCAATCATATCTTCCTCAATCTGTCTGCTATGGATAAATCTACCATAATCTCTTTTTGGTTCACTGTGTATTTATTAATCGTGACACTTAACTTTTCGGGCATATAGTTAAGAAATAAAAGAAATGTTTTAAGTGTGGGATAATCATCAGGTTCAACCTTTAGAAACAGCATGTTCACCGTCGCTTCTACTCCAAACATGTTGGATAGAATAATGATGTGGTTGAGTATCAATCTCTCTTTACACTCACCATCCATTCTGTATTTGCGTAACAATCTTTTGATATACTTGATCCGCTTCAAGTCCTCATCAAACTCTGATTGGAGCAGATGAGGACTTTCGTATGATTTAGCGGCGTATATCAAAAAATTACCATCATTAAGATCAAGCATTATTCTTTACGAGACTTCTCCGGATGCATACCATAATAGGCACCTAGAGCCATCTTCATGCGCTCTTTCTTTGATTTACCCTTGAACTTTGGATCATCGGAATGAACAAAGTCAGAGATAACATCAGAAACCTTCATTCTCTTGGTTAGTTTTTCATTGATGGTTTCTTCCTTAGCCATTACTTTGGCCTTTGGAATACCCATCATGCCGCCAGCACGTTTTCTAGTGGCTAACTCACGACCCTTCTTTCTTTTCTCATATGGTTCTTCACCAGTCTGATATCTGTCGGCAGCCTTTCTATGATATCTGGCTACTGTTTCATATGAAAGTTCATCAATCTGTTTCTTTTCATAAGAACCATGCTTAGAATACTCGTTGCTGTCTGGGCCATGACCATGACGACGAGCCATTGCCTTTAGTTCTGCTTCTGACTTACCAGCAAACTTTGCCTTCTTTTCAGCATCAGTCATACCAGCGAGTTTCTGCTTGTGCTTGATAACAGAAGCAGGCATACGGCCTTCTTTTATGTCCTTGACTTTTGTTTCTCCAGATTTTACAAGAGTTTTCTTTCCACCAGGTCCAACGTCATGAACTGTGTAACCAATCTTTTTTTCTGGGTTAAGTTTGATCTTGACTTTTTTACCTTCTTCAACAGTCTCTTCCATGTAAGGATGCTTAGGAGCAGAGGCACCAACCTTTGCTTTACCTTTCATCTTCTTATCAGCAAGAGCAACACCCTTTTCACGACCTTCACCAGCCTTGTTCTTATAAGCAACAAGTTTGCCTAGAGATACTTCGTCAAGGTTTTCTTCCTTGACAGTTTTCTTAGCAAAGCGTGTCTTACCACCCTGTTTTGAACCCTTGTAGGTATCTCCAGCACCTGGTTCAGCATCACCTGGCTTGTTTGCCTTTGGAGGTTTACGACCATACCACTTTGCGTTTGGATTAGCATCGCCGAACTTGTCATAGACGCTCTGTCCACGTGGAGCAATTGCTACCCATCCCTCATCAAGCGAATCGGCAGATAGTTTCTTGTCCTTACGGCGCATAGAAACATCAACAGCAGATTTAGTGCTTGGGGAATCGCCCTGGCTACAATCACAATCTCCTAGTGCAGAATGCATCTTCTCTTTAGGGGCTAATGCTCTTTGAAGATGTTTCATTGCTGCTGCATCTTCTTTGATCATTGCTTCGGCGGCACTTAGTCTCTTGTCAAGATCGTCCTTATCAACTACTCTAGCATCAATCATGAACATTGAGCCGAATAGATGATAATGGAAGAATAGGTAATAGTCACAGGGAACTTCTTTTACGAACTCACCCTGATCTGTCATACCCATCTTGTGTCCAAACTGATGGATCTCCCATACTTCTACACCATGATTGCCTTCCATATAGACTTTGCTTGGCAACTCAATATGAAAATAAGAAAGAGCCTTACGCATCTTTGTTAGAGCAATATATGGTGTAATGCATGAACGAGTGGCAATAGCAGCCAGAATGCCGTTAAGTTCGGCTCTGACTGCTGGATTTTTAATGTCTACGCTACCGTTACTAAGAGCGGTAGGTACGACTTCCTCTTTAAGATGATCACGGAAAGTTTTCATAAAACTCTCCTTATGGTGTCGTTACGGCTGCGTTTGCAGATACTACGCTTACTGCGCCTGTAGCAGAAACGGTGACACGGAATGTATTTCCTGATGCAATCTCTGCGTTTGCAGTAAGTGAAGCGGATGTAGCATTGAAATAAACACCAGTAAGGTTGCTAACTGAAACCCAACCAGCACCAGCGTTACGCTGCCATGCATAAGATAGTGTCTTTGTTGGTGTTGATGTAGCAACAACTGATAGAGTAACATTGCCAGCGCCGTTAGCACTTACAGGCTGAGTTGTAATTCTAATTGTTGTGTCTGGGAAGACTGTATCTTCGGCGTCGCCTGACATTGAGCCCATGGCAACAACTGTTTCGTACCATACACGACCAGCCTTTAGGCCAGTTCCTTCGTGACGAATGTTCCAACCAGCATGTGCTGGCTTTGCTGCACCAGCGGCACGAGCAGCGGTGATTTCATCCGAATCAACACCGAACTGGCCGACTGTTTCGTTTGTGACAAAAGCGCCTGATGTAGTATTGCCAAATAGCACAGCCTGTTCGGTTGTATCTGTTGGCTTGTTATACTGCATTAGAACTGCAATGTCGGAGTTTGCAGCGTTATCTACTGATCCCCATAGTGGCATTTTAGTAATCCTTCTTTCTTGTTAGTTTAAACCTTGATTCTGTCCGATAGCATCAACTTTTACAGGATCCATTTCAATAATGTCTGGATTCTGCCCCGTCATAGTTCTATTCGCTTTGCTATTATTTACTTTTTTAAGAGCCTTCTGACGATCTTCTTTTGCCATCTTCTTTGTGTCAGGGCGGTATCTACTACCGCCCTTCTTAGTCTGTTTAGGTGTTTTCATTTAAACGATCCTATACTTATATTCACCTACCTGAACTTCTTCTTTTAGTGCCTTTGCTTTTGGATCAGTCATTGACATGGCTGGTGGTGGGGCAGAAGGCTTAGGAGCAGCCGGAGTTGATGATACTGAAGGAGGATTTGATAAATCCTTACCCATAGCAAAATCTTTACTCATGCCAGTTGGTGTCTGTGGGATACCAACCTTAGCAGCAGTTGAACTAATTCCTGTGGTTGAAGATGCAGGAGGTGCAGGCTGCTTAGAGATTGAAGTTGAACCAGGTGTAGTTGGTGAAGGTGTAGCAGCAGGTGCTGGTGTCTTACCAACAGATGTTACCTTTTGCTGTGAAGCAGGCACATACTTTTCAGCGCCCTTTGCAGGGTTTATGTTTGTCTGGAACTGCTTGCCCTTGAATGAGAACTGACCAGTTGATTTATTTCCTGATGTTTCAGCTTCTTTTCTAGCTGTGGAGAATGCCTGTCCAAATGACTTTGGTGCAGGGGTTGAAGTAGTTGCAGGCTTAGCAGCAGGTGCAGATAGTGTACCTGGCTCGGTTGTCTTAACTGGAGCAATCTTGCTTGGTAGTTCCTGATTACGAACAGAAGGAGCCAACTTGCCTCTTCTAGACATATCACCTACCATTCCCTTCTGTGTATTATCATCTGTCTTTCTTGGTGTAGTAGCAGAACGATATCCTGCAACCTCACCCTTACCAGCATCAGTCTTACGGAACACTGGATTACCAGGTTCAGTCTTACCAGAAGGTGTGACGATATCAGCAATAGCAGAAGCAGGACCAGCAGCCTTAGCAGCGACCTTTGCAACTGTACCAAGAGCAGAGCGACCAGCAGCCTTTGTAATAGCTGTATCACCTAGTCGAGAGTAAGTGAAAGCACCTGATCTACCAGCATCGGCAGCCTTTGTAGCAGTTACGCTATTACCACCTCTTAGTGCAGGTAGCTTTGATGCACCTGTGTCAGCAGCACCGGCGCCAGAACCAGTAGTTGCAGGAAGCTTTGTTGTTGAAGATCCTGAAACGGCTGGTAGTCTATTACCACCTGATGGAACTAGTGAGGTTCCGGTCTTTGGTGAAGGACCAGTTGCTCTAGCAGTCTGTTGAGCGCCAAACTTTGCAGTTGATGTGCCAGATGTTTTTGCACTCATACCACGATAGAAGCGTGTTCCTTGCAATCTTTGTGGACCACTTGCTCTAGCAGGTCTAGCAATCTCTGTGGATGCTGGCTGATATGTAGGTGGAACGGCAGTTGCAACAGCTTCATCGACCGACTTACCAGTTTCCTGTGCGGCGTTAAAAGATGAATCTTCCTTCATGTGCTTGGCACGAATCTTAGCGAGAATAGCACCTGCTACCTTCTTACCACGCTCCTCAGAACCATACTTCTCACCAGCCTTCTTAGCAATCTTAGAGAACTGCTTTCCTGACTTACCAATGTCTTTACCAGCACGAGCAGCCTTGGCTGAATATGCGGCTTCATCAACCTGTTCTTCTTCTGCAATAGAAACGCCAGGAACTGGTGCCTTTGTTACTGCACCCTTGTTGGCAAATCTCTCTTGCTTGAACTCTTGAGGAGCAGTTACACCACCCTTGGCAATGTCTTTCTTTCTTGCAACCATTTCACGGAGTGCTTCTCTGATGCTTGCTGGCTTACCACCAACTGTAACATCACCGCCGCCCTGAACTGACGAATCTCTTGGGTCTTTGAAAGACTTAATTCTTTCTGGGTTTGTTGGCTTGACATGCTTTGCTGGTGTTGATGTAACATCACCGCCGCCCTGATATGAAGGATCCTTAGGATCGGCCATACCTTCTTTTAGCTTGCCAGCGAGTTTAGCAGCACGAAGACGAGAACCCCAAACTTCGTCCTTTGGTGACTCGACCTTACCGTCTTTGTCATAATCCTTGTCGGCCTTTTCTTCTTTTGTTAGTTCACGAGCAGTTCTCTTTGGTGACTGTCCTGGGAAGCCGCCCATCTTTTTGATGTGCTCCATACCAGTCTTTTCTTCATGCTCTTTCTTCTTTTCTTTATTATCTCTATTGCCTTCTTTCATGCACTTATAGGCTTCTTCAAGGCGAGCATCATAAGCGGCTAGATTTTCACGAATGACTGCCTTGCGTGAATAAACGCCAAATTCTTCATTAACAAGGGCTTCTGCCTGACGACGAAGTTCACCGTCAGCCTGTGCTTGCTTGACTGCCTCGACAAGCGAATCAGTCTTCTTGGTATTAAACTTGTTCTCAAACATTTTAGTTTCCTTTTAATTTGTTAACATAGCTATTGCTAGTATTTAGTTTTTTTCTTCCGAATATCTTTTGCTTCTCAAACTCTGCATTTGGATCTTGTCTAACATTATCAATCTGACCGGAGTTAGGTGTAGCACCCATAGAACCGTCAAATGGATCCGTTAAACTTTCTTTTTTCAGTTTGGCGACAGTCTCTTTTAGTTTCTGTTCGCCCAACTGACCATACTTTTGCTTAAATCTCTTTCTGGTTTCTTCTTTCACCATCCATCTATCAATCTGTCTATCAATACCGAGTAGGTCAATAGACTGATTATCACCAAAACCAGGACCTTTAGGAAGACCAATTTCAGGTCCAATTCTATCGCCGCCGATAGGTGCACCTGATGGACTTCTAACTGTCTTTTCTTCTTTCTTCATCTTTTTGTTTTTAAATTTCTGTGTCAATGTCAAAACTTTCATAGGTTGAAACCCGATATCTTGACCGGGCGTGTCTTTCTGGTATCTGGAAGTTAGTTTAGATGTGCCCCAATTACCAGCGCCACCAACTAATATCTTTCTATTGTTCTTGGAGAAATCTGTATGATTTTCATTAATCATACGCTCAAAGTTATAGTCTGTTTCTCCAAGACTGAAATTGTGTAATGCCTTTTTGAGAAAATGTAGATTGTTTCTATGTTCTTCTGTAAGAGCGGCTGCACTATTGTCAATGACATAACAATTCTCGAATAGTTGTAAATACTCTACAGTGTTTACCTGTGCAGATTGCCACTTGCTGAAACGAGTATTCTCATTGATGACACGAGCGCCAGTTAATGCTCTTGCTTCATTGCGTTGCTTAGAAACTTCGTTAGATGTATTAACAAATACCATCATGGTCTTATAACCACGACTTTCTAAAATGTTTTTGATTTGATTTGTCTGTTCGTAATTAGACATTGTGCCATTGACGACAATGCCTTCTCCATTAACATTATACTTTGTGAAATTCTCTTGTGAGACTTCTTTATATCCGAGTGGTGCAATTGCTTCTTTTAGTATTCTATCTTTTCCTGACCCTGGCACACCACCTAGTAATATTGCTTTGTGTTCTAGCACATAGTTCATATCAAAGTAGAAAGGATTCTCTCTACCAAAATATCTCATTACCTTTCCAGCCTCTGAGTTTGCTTCGTTCTCAATATCAGAACCAGTTGCTCCCTCTTTGGCAATATCTTTACCTAGTCTACCATCTTCATTCTGCTTATGATGCACCAACTCATGTGCTACAGTTCTAAAGATGTCCATAGGATGACGGTTCTTTGTATAGACCATCAGTGTCTTTGAATGTGGTGCATATCCACCGAACGATGGTTGTCCATCTCCCTTGTCATCTTTATATTCGATGACAGGCTTTTCTTTAACATTTAATTGCTTACAAGTAAAGTCAATGAATGAATGTAGAAGCTTATCGAACTCCTTACGAGACATTCCCTTTTCTTCTAGCAATGTGAATTGTTCTTGGAGATTTGCTTTAGCGGCATTAAAAATCTTACGAGCAAGCAACTTGTCTTTTGCCGCTGATGCCTTAGCGAATGTGGAGAAATCGCCCTTGCGGACTGCTGCTCTTAGTGCGGTACCAGAGATACCTTCTTTGCGTCCACCAGATGATACAACCTGAAATTTCTTGAATGGATAATGAATCTTGGGGTTGAAGTCTTTAGCCGTCTTTGGCTTTACATACTTGCCTAGTTGCGATTTAAAATCTGCTACACGATCTTCACCAACGACAAATGTTACATCTTCGTAACCTTCATCTGACAATTTCTTACAAATGATGAATGCAGTCTTCATATTTGGATCATCAACGAAATTGACGCCAGGCATTATCTGACGAAGAAACGCCATCTTCTGTTTTGGTGGTAGAGGATTCTTTTTGGGATCGTGAGATTGTGAGGTATAGATACGATGATCAGCACCTGTTCTATGTGCTAATCTAACCGCATAATTGATTAGTTCTGCGTGACCCGTGGTTGGCGGATTATATCGGCCAAATGTAAATACAATTTTCTTCATTTATTCCCTCTACAGGATTATTATACTATTTATACTTTTTCTTATCTCTAGCCTGCTTGACGATCTTTTTAATCGTCTTAATTACCGGCACAGGCTTTGGTGTCGGTTTATCTGTCATTTATCTTCCCCAATTCTTGACAGCTAAGAAGTTAGCACGGCTAAACTCTAATCTATCAACTAGCTTAACAGCATCACCACCAGTTGACCAAGCGGCAACATAGCCCTCAGGAGTTGTTACCTTATAGCCACCATCAGCGGTATGTAAGAATGTGCCAAGATCGTTCACCATGTTAAACTTAGCAATCAATAGCATCTTGGCATCTATCAGTAGGTTTTGCAACTGAAAGATTTTCTTTAGATCAGATGCATGTTGACGGTACCAACGAAGAACCATATCACGCTCTGCCTTACGCTTTGCTTTGGTTGCTGGTAGTTTGGCATCATCAACGCCCTTTTGATATTTATCCCCAACCCACTTTATTAGTGCAGCCGTATGACCAGCGCCCATATGTTCACCAGCACGGACACGCTGATTATAGAATGACATGATATGGATTCTATATGTGTCGTTGGTTGCAATCTGATTTAATAGTGAGGAAGGAATGGTTCTGAATACTGAACCAGCTTGGGAAAGAATGCCTGTTAGTTTAGCGTTCTCTGCCTTTGTGAGGGTAGCACGACCAGTAACATCAAGAAACTTGTTAGAACGATACCATACATTGCGTGATGGTCTAAAGTTATTGACATTGATATCAAAATGTGTTTGTAGTGTCTGCATTGTCTTACCATGATATGTGGTGTGAAAGACAATACCAATCTTGGCTGCTTGAACTTGCTGTGCTATTCTAGAACCAGCGGGAACAGCGTATGTGATTGTGTTAGGACGAAATGTGATATAGCTCTTACCATCGATTGTTTCTGACTTAAGATCAGATTTAGAGAACATGAAATCGCCATGAACGATACCGGTGATACCTAGTTCAGGCAAATACTTTAGTGCATCTGATAATTTATCGGCAAGACCACCAGAGTGATTTGCTCTAACATCTGCTTCGGTATAATTCAACTTTGCATTCTTAGCAAAGATAGACTTAGAGCCGACAAAGAACTTACCATTCTCTGGATTGATACCAGCATAGATGGCAGGTGCGCCGTCAAACTTTGTTCTAAGAATAAGAGAACCTGGTGCCTCTGATAATGTCTGCCCATCATCGGCAAACATATCTCTTAGAGCAATAAGAAACTTGATAGCATTGCGAGTGCCTGTAACACCGCCTTCTAGAACAGCATCCTCAATATGTGTAAGATGACGGTCTTTTTCTGCGGCTGCTTCTGTTAGATAGTCTGATAGTCTAATCATGGTTCCTCAGGGTATTATTTACTTATATATTTAGTTGTGTTATAAATATGCGAAAGGAGTCTTACATGAGTGCTGCATCCGATCTATTCGAGGCAAATATTGCTAAATCGATTAACTCTGTCAAGGGTGTAACAGCCGTTAGACCTACTGCCGACACGGCTCTATCCGATGTTCAAATAACCAAGTTCAACAACAAGCCAGTAAAAGGTGTTTGGGTTGAAGTCAAGATGAACCACACAGACAATCTATCCAATCCTCGTGTGTTCTATGCTGATAAGAAGTGGCAAACAACATATAAAACTCCTACCGCTAAGGCTGCTGTTGATATTCTAAACGAATCAGCACAAGCAAAGAAATTTGTTCGTGATATTGCTAAGTATGCTGGCATACCAGTAGCAAAAGTTATCATTCCTACCAACAAGGGCATGTTATCTGATCCTAACGCTGTGCCTCTAGAAGTTATGAGAGAATACTTTGAGCAGCCAGGTATCAATCGATATATTGCTAACAAAGAAAACTCACCTCTAGGTGAACTTGTCACCGCACATTACACACAGGGCAAAAAAGAACCCGCCTACTACATGCAGGCGGGCGATGATTTTTATCTTATATCAAAAGCAAACCCACTAGGCCTTTCAAAGACGATTCCATTATTGTCTGGCAGAGGTGACTTTAAGGTTCGTGTTTCTACTCGTTCTGAATACTATGAAGTGCAGGCAGAGATTAAAATTAAAAACATGCCTGCAAGTCAGTATTCAATTAGACCAGGAACATCAAAGAAGAATCCCTTTCTTTTGAAAGGCTAGGCTTCTTCAAGAAACCTGATTAGGTCATCAGGCTTGAGCATGATGAACTTCTCATTGCCATACTTCTTTCGGACTTTATCGGCCACTCTTTTGTTTGCCTCTTTTTCGCTTGCTTGTTTCATTAAGACAGCCGAACTTTTAGTGGATGCCACCTCTCTTTTCAAATCTTCAATCTCTTTCTCATACTTTGCCTTATTAGTAGGCTGAAAGTGTTCTTGAAATCCTAACCAAAACTCACGAATGGCCTGCTCTCTACCGATACTCTGCGGAATAGTAAGGTCACCAGTTTCAATATCAATACTAATCCTACCTACTTTAGTTTCAATAGAGATAACACTTGTTGGTGGAGTATGAAATGCATATGATTGACCCTTACCTACTGATAGATTACCATTATTAGAGATTGATGCCATAGGAATATTTCCTGCAACAGCGGTTTTAGAAGTAGTATCTACCCAACCGTTTTGGGTATATACAAAAATCTCGCCGCTGGTATCATCTTGCCACAAATCACCGAATGATGGATTAGAAGGTGGAGTTGAACTATTGTTATAAGAAGGCATTGCTTGTCCCATGCCCATACCGGCGGCCGATACGCCTGTTGAATAACCTTTATTAGATTTAGTAATAGCCATTATTCATGCACCTCAAAGACATGCCAAACAAGAGTAGTCATACCTTTCTGCTGGACTGTGCCGATATACTCATAGTGCTTCTTATCATAGTCAGCCATTTCATAGCCAGTACCAAAGACATGAAAGATATACTTTCGTGTTTCTTTCTTAGGATTTACGACGGCCCAGATCATAGGGAATCCACCCTGTTCCTGGACCGTCAAAATCTTAGCTGCCTTGGGCATTTCAACTTCATACACCGCATTGTGATGGATATCCATACCAAGCGGATACTTATAGATCATCTTCATAACAAAAACTCCAATGTTTAGCCGACTCGTGCAGCCTGGAAATGCATACCGTCGCCACGGGTCCATTCACCACCCCATGTCCAACCTTCTTCACGGAAAGCCTTAACGATTAGTGAATCCTCAGTGAATGAATACTTGTTATACCCAGGCTTTCTGCCAAGAGCATTGTATGGTGCAGCGATATCAATTGCAACACCAAATGCATGGGTAGATAGAGAATGTCCACCACGCATGTTACGAATGTTCCATGAGCCAGAAAAGATGTGTAGCTGTTGAGCCTTGATCTTGTCATAGTCTCTGCCGTTCTCGTCCCACACATATGTTAGAACACGGATAAGAGAATCGGAACAAGACTTATTCATCCAGCACTTGGTGATCTTTATATCATCCATCCACATGGTATATGGAAGCTGGACTTGTACCATATTCTTCTTAAATGTTCCACCGTAATCAGGTGTACCAAACTTCTTACGCAATTCTGACTGTAGTGGCCAAACATTCTTCTTTAGCTTACCAACTGTTGGAACCTTAGCATCCGCTACTGTATTGGTAACATCAACGAACTTTGTTTCATCAGCCTCTTTTACAGCGACCTGTGTAGTGTAAACCTTACCATCGTAAATGAATGTATCTTTGCCCGCCTTTCGTGCAGCGGCAAATGCCTCTTTAAATGTAGCCATCGATTTCTCCTATTCTGTAATCGCAATCACTGATACCATTCTCAGTGTTATAGGTGATAACATATTCACAACACCAATACTCACGATTTGATCTTGCTAGGTTTGCTATCCTATGAATATATATCATTTCTTGTAATGTTTGCCGCAGGTCATTCGATACCCACCATCTTCGGTGGGCCAACCACAGCCAGCGTCCTTATAGCAATCGGGTTCGTCACACATATGTAGAACATCTTTCAATGCATCATACTTGTTCTCCGCCACGATCTTTTTGATGTTGTCCATCTGTTCAATATCAAACTCGTTAGAGATAACCATACCACCATCTAGAAGCGGTGCATATGCCTCTGGTCCGAATCCCATGCGACTATAGATTAGATAACGATAAGATCCACCGCTTTTTGCATGTTCTACGATATGGTTCATAGCCCAACGAGTAACAGCAATCTTCAACTCATTAGGACATTCTTCGGCCATCTTATCTAGGTCATCATTATATTTCTCTATGAGTTTTCCTAGCTCTTGACTTGCTTCTAGCCAGGTCATCTTATCGTCACTCATTTCTTGTCCCACTTTGCTGCTTTGACACCTGCATATACCTCTACGCTATCCATAGCATAGTTTTTCATTTCTTCAAAATAGACCATATCATTTTTTACCAGTTCATGTATTAGTTTATTTGCAAGATTGTGTTTTACACTTTGCATGAGTGCGGTCTGATTTGATGCCATGTTAACATTATAATTAGGTATTGTTTCCCGTGCGGTAAAGGTATATGTTTCTTCTCTATCAAAGTTTCGGATATCTTGTAAGGGCAAATTATTTGGCATGTATGGTCTAGGTTCGATATCAACACCAGCCTTTTTTAGATAGGCCTTACAGAAGGCAACACGGGTATTCTTATCAAAACACTTTTCAGCACCACGCTCAAATAGAGACTGTGCCAGTTTTTCTTCCATTGTCTCGTTCATTGTAACACCTCAAAGATATAGTAGTTCACAGGATAATATACGCTATGATATCCATTTGCAGGAGTCCAGTAACTCGGCTGTTGTGTTTGCATCCGTGTAATGAACCTGAAAGGTTTTTGTTGTAAGTGATCAATATTCGTATGTGATGCAGCCACTACAAAATTACGAACAAGCGATATATCACCTTCTTCT